AATAGTACGTGCTCGCCGGGCGCAGGGCGACGTTCTCCCCGTGCGAGACCTGTACGGTGGCAGCGCCGGGGACACCGCCCACGGCGGCGTTGACGACCGTGTCGGAGGTGGTCGAGAAGATGAGCTGACGCACCGAGTCGGCGACAGTGACCGAGCACTGAAGCTCCGTGCCTGCCGGGATGGTCAGGTTCTGGCTTCCCGAGTTGGAGAACGAGACTGTCGTAGTGGCGGACTGGTAAGACGCCGGGGTGTACCCGAGGCTCTTGGCGATGGCGAGCACGCTGGAGCGCTGAGTGGCGGTCGCGATGTTCGATTCGTTCGCGATCCGGTCGATGTAGTACGAGACGTTGTCGCCGAGGTAGGAGAACGCCTCGATCAGCGCCAGACCGAAGTCGGACGGGTCAGAACCGGTCCAGTTGGGGATGCGGTTCTGCACACGCGAGATAAGCGCGGCTCGGAGCGAGTTGAAGTCGCGACCCGTGTAGTCAACGACGACCGGGGTGTAGGTCGGGGAGTCCGTCACAGGTTCGCCTCTTTCAGCAGGTCATCGCTCGCCAGGATGGCGATTCCCACCGTGGTCTGCGCCTCGTCCTGGCTCGGGAGCCGGTACAGGACCTCGGCGTTGACGATGTTGGTGTCTACGCTCCAGTCTACGGAAACGCTGATCAGCGTGAGGGTCGGAAACTGGTTCACGAAGATTTTGGCGACTTCATCCTGAATCACGGCGTTGATCGCGCTTGTGGTGTCCATGAAGCCCTGCGAGAGGTCCGAACCGTAGGTAGAGCGCATCAGGCGCGTCCCGGCGATGGTTCCTACGGCTGCCTTCAGCCGATCCGCCCAGATTGCGCCCTGATCGGTCGATGTGGCGACGTTTCCCTGCGCGTCGATGCGAAATGGCAGTGCGATGGCGACTTCGAGTGCAGCCATGTCAGCTCCTTCGAGGAGCCACCCAGCGCGACGGTGTGCGCAGGTAGCCCTGGTTGGTCACCCCGTAACCGGGGGTGAGCGAGGTGAGAACGGGTTCGGTGCTGCCGGTTGCCGGGGCGGCGGCGAGTGCGGCGGGTATGTTGATCGCCCCTACGACCGAGGGGGTCGCACTGCGGAACGGAGACGGGGCGGTCGCGTCGATGCCGTCAGTAAGCAACGACAGGGACATCGTGTAGTCCCCGCCCGTGCGCCGGATGATGTGCTCCACCTCCTGCACGACCCAGTACCCGTCCGTCTCGTCCCCAGTGTTGCGGAGATAGACGCTGCCGAACGGGTGAACGCGCGGGTTCCCCATCGCGGTCGCCTTCGCCGGGACTGTGAAGCGCGCCAGGGACGCCGCGGCGCGTGAGGACGCTGCCGCGCTCTGCGGGTCTTCGGAGACCTCTCCTGTGCGGAATTCCTGGAATAGCGCGGCGGCGACGTTGGAGCGCAGGTCGTACCCGAGGTCGGACGGCGACTGCGAGGTGAAGTGCGCCTTCATTGACAGCGGGTCCACGCCACCGGAGTTCTTCACCGTGCGCGTCTCGAACGCCGTCTCGACCAGGTCGCCGAGTGTGACCTCGAACGTGTCGAGGGTCGGCGAGAGCATCTGCTGCCAGGGGGCAACCGCCTGGTTCCCGAGGGACAGGACCGGGGCGCTGACGACGCCCTGGTTGATCAGCGAGGTCAGGTCGCGGAAGTGGAAGTCGGTGCCGTCCACCCAGATACCGAAGCCCGCCTTCTTCGCCAGCTCGACCAGGAACTCCCAGTAGGAGTGCCCTGCCATGGTGAGCTGCGAGTAGCGCCTGTCGGAGGGGTCTCCGATGAACCGGAAGCCCATCTCCTGAACTAGGGTCTGTGCGACCTCGGACGCGGTGGCGCTAGTGAAGACCCGGGTGTCCCGGTCCTTCATCGGGAGGGTCGATCCGAGGAGGGTGACCACCATCGGCTGCGACTTCTGGCTGGCGAGCTTCTTGGAGACCAGGTGGACGTAGCCGTACCAGTCTCGGTCGTCCTTGCCCTGGTGCCACGCGATCTTCACGGGAACGCCGGTCCTCAGAAGCGAGAACCACGTCGGGGAGACGGTGTCGAAGGAGAGCTTGACGATGTCGTGGTTGTACGGCTTCTCGATGACGCGGATCGCCTGCGGCTGCGCGGTGAGCGAGGGAAGCGTCGGGAAGGTCACCGTGAAGCTAAAGTCTGTGCGCGCCTTCCCAGCGACACTGATCGAGCCGTCGAGTGTACTAGCGCCCATGCGGAATCCGAATCGCCGTTCCTACGGGGATGTCCATAGGATTGAGCAGCTCCGGGTTGAAGTCCATGATCTTCCACCACAGACTCGCGTCTCCGAGCAGCTTTCGCGCTACCAGGTCCAGTCGGTCGCTCTCGCGCCAGATGTACTGGCTGTACGTGCTGTTCGAGGTCGGGAAGTTCCGGAAGACCGAGACATGGTACGCCTGGTCCCGGGCGAGGTAGTTCTGGACCACCTGTCCGTCCGCGTAGCGGCTGTCTGCATAGATCACGTCTAATCCTACTGTCCGGGGTAGTCGGGCATCCGGCTCATCGAGATGCTCACGGTCGTGAACGTCGGGACCATCCGGTCATCGAAGAAGGCGTGCGCCACGTTGATGCTGGACACGACGCCGATGTAGCGGAGCGACTTGCCGAGATGAGCCTCGATGGGCGCTCCGATGAGGAATCCGATGTCCGTGGTCGTCCCGCGGAGCTGCGTCGCCATCTGGAAGCCCACGAGCGTGCCGAGCAGGTATTCCACGTCGTACATCGTGCCCTTGGCGTAGATCGCCTCCTGCTCCGCCAGCGAAGGCTGTCGCGGCGAGTACAGGTCGCGGGGAGCCTCCGGCTTCAGGTGCCCGGCGCTGTCGTAGTACTTGAAGTCCGGCTTCCGGTTCAGGAGGATGTCGAAGCTCATCGCGCTCTGCGTCAGACCGACACCGGCAGCCGTGTTGAACTTGTTCGCCGAGGACATCAGGAACATCGGGTCCACGTCCGACACTCCCGTGTACGCCATCGAGATGGTCGTCGGGTTGTAGTGGAACTGGAAGCCGTAGCGGTGACCGCTGATCTGCTGACCCTGCTGGCTGCCGTTGGCGTCGAACTGCGCGTTGAAGGAGAATCCTCCAGGGAAGACATGGCGAGCGATCATTCCCTTGTGCCCGCCGCCCTTCGCCCACAGGTCGTTCGGAGTCGCCACCGTGGTCGGCATGTTCGACAGCGGGGCGACGGTGCTCTGGTCGCCGAACTTGTTGACGCTGTTGGACGGGTACCAGAAGTAGTTGTCCTTGACCATGCCGATGTTGTAGATCAGCTCGTTAGGGTTGCCAAAGGTCACCGTGTTCGACGGGAACGTGACTGTCGTCCCCGCGTTCTCCGCCGCCACCTGGGCGTTGCCGATGGCGTTCTGGAGCGCCTGGACGCCCTGCACACCGTTGGTGCCGAGCGCGTCGGTGATCGGGTTGTAGGGGATTGCTCCTACCATTTATCGGCTTCCCATCGCTGTGTCCATGCTGTCCTCTTCGAGGTACGACTTGACGCGGTTCGCGAACTTGCGAGCCTCCGCGTCGGAGGCATCCTGCACGGTGAGGTGGATGACCACCTGCGGCTTCTCCTTCTTGGAGCCGCCTGCCTTGGAGCGCCGCCACTCGTCGGCGGCTTCCTGGTTGAGGATCGCCTCACCCGCGTGGACGTTGACGTGGCTGTCCTGAGCCACGTAGTCGTCACCCTGCTTGTAGTACTTCATGCCGGGAACGGACATGCTCGACTGGTTGCCGCCGCCGATGCCACCAGCTCCCGTGCCGTAGCCCTTCGCCATCTGGTTGGAGGCGACGAGCTGCGCCGGGGCACCTGCCGTGCCGGTGCTCTGCGCTCCGAAGGAGGCGTTGCCGCTGCCCGGGGAGGCGAACTGCGGCATCGCCTGCGAGACCGCCCCGACGATGTCACCCTGGCTGCGCGAGCTGGTGACGAACAGACCCAGGCGCTGCGGCTTCGGCTGCTGGGTGGTCGCAGGCTGGCTGGTCGAAGGAGGGGTGTCCTTGATCGGGGTAGCAGCGCCGATGAGCGGAGCCGGGTTGATCGCGGTACCGTTCAGGCGCACCTCGAAGTGACAGTGCGGACCGGTCGAGGCACCGGTCGAGCCGACGTGTCCGATCAGGTCGCCCTGCTTCACGACCTGCCCCACCGAGACGGTGGGACCGCCCGAGGGCTGGTGGGCGTAGATCGACTGGTACCCGCCCGCGTGGTCGATCATGACGCGGTTACCGAAGGAGCCGTCCCAGCCGACCGCGGAGACCTTGCCGTCCGCGCCTGCGTGGATCGG